GTAGTAAGGAACTTCTCTGAATCTGCCACTGAAACAGTGTACATATATTTCCATGTATATCCATCTGATTCTGCAGTTGGATTAGTTAGTGTTTGTGTTGGTTGAATGGTAGAAGCACCAGAACCAGCTACAATACATTTGTAAACTTTAAACTCTGAAGTAATTACATAGAATGCTTTATCAAAAATATTTGCATCTGCTGAATCCCATGCATAATATGAATTACCTGACGTCCAAGTATGTCTTGGTACGATATGTGATATATCACCTGATGAAATCTTTTTCATACCAAGCATTTGCTGCCTAGCTTCTCCGATATCATCAAAATGATCGTTTGGTGTAAATGGTATTGTGTCTGTCGTATCCGATAATGAATTACTCCATGCATCAGATTTACCAACACTCACATAAACACTTTGTTCTGCTACGTCTCTTTTAAAATTATTAGCGTTCAGAACTCTAAATTTTGAACTTACTATTGCTGCCATTTTTCTTTTCCCTTACTCAATGTTTATAAATGAATTAGTGTTATAGTTATTTATAACGTTCGACTCGATGTTTTGTATAGTTTGTGAACTAAAAAAGCTAATCGGATAGTTTGTATTATATAACCTTTGATTAGCGAAGAAACCATCGCCCTTTCTTTCTTGATAACCATTGTCTTCAATGGTTCTATAATTTGGATTGATTACTTTTACTTTGCTTTCTGGTAAGAATTTATCTGCGTTACCAGAGCTTGTCATGATACTACCAGATGCTTGTACAGGATTAACCTTAACTTGTGTAACAATTTCGTTTACATCTGTGTGATTTAAGTTTAAAATATTCTTTACACTTTGTGCATGAGCTCTTATTTCGTTTTGAGCACCTGTTGTAAATTTTGCTTCAGGATCTACGGTATATCCACTACCTATATTTGTTACCGTGACACCAGTAATTTCACCTTCAGAATCTAGCGGTAATGTTGCTGTAGCTCTTGTACCAGTAAAGTTACCATCAACATCTGTTGTAAGAGGCTGATCAAATATTACAGTTGGAGCAGATGTAAATGTTTTATCTGCAAGACCATATAAACTTGTACTTACAATTTTACCAACTCTACTTACGTTACTTCCATCAACTGGCTCTGATGCACCAATAAACATTTGTGTATATCCTGAACCAGCTGAAGTAATAGTAATATTATCTGGATCGATTGAACCATCAGATGTTAAAGCACCTAAGTTAATTTGTGGTGCTGTTAAAGCTGATCCCTGACCATTAATTGTTAATGTAGGAGCTGATAGATAACCAAAGCCAGGATCGATAACTTGTATTGATGCTAACCCTCCTGAATTATTTAATGATACTGAGAATGTTGCTGTTCTTCCTCTATTAGCAATAAGACCTGGTGTAAATGAAGAAGCAAAAGCTTCTACAAGTACTGGTAAATCTTCTGCGCCAATAACTCCAGGAACTCTAAATGGAATTGCTGATTTTAAGAATCTATCTTGATCACCAACTTGTGGTAATGTTTTTCTATTATTGATAGTACCTGCATTTGTAATTAGTAGCAATAATAAAATTTCAGCAAAATATTTAAATCCAGCTGGATGAACAAGTCTGTTGTATGCTAAATTCCAGTCAGTAATATTAGTACCTGACTTAATTACATAACTAAATTTCTGGTATCTTAAACTGTCTTGTACTTTAATAGTATCAGATAAGAAACCTTTTTTATCTAAGTATTGCCCACCTTTTGGTAATGCATTATTGACTTCCCAATTACCAGATGACGGAATCAGTGTACTATCATATGGGTATTCAACCTCAACATTATCATTAAAAAGAATTCTAAAGAATGTTTCAATAGAATCTGATGTACCACGCAACTTATAAAAATCTATAAACTGTTTATATAATGTTCTCTTATTTACAAGAATATCTCTTGGAACGATAGGAGCAATTTCTTTTTGCATAAGCTCCAAATAGTTTTTATCATTCTCATCAATGTCCATGTGTCTTTCAATTTCATTCATAACATATGAAGGACCAGGACCAACCCAATATCTTACTGTCGTAGATAATACTCCGCTTGAACCATTATGAGCTGATAAGCCAGTGACAGTAAATGTTTTACCTATTTCTGATGTACTATCAGCTAATGTTCCAGGCAATTCATTACCATTTGATATACTTACATTCGCATTTGTTAAAGGAATATTAGTAGTTGTGCCATCTGCTGCTGTAAGAGTAAGAGTTGAAGCTCCACCAGTTTCATCAGTAAAGAAACGATTATTTTTATTATCTGGATCTGGTATTCTAAATCTACCAATGCCATCTAATATAATATCATTAAATGTTTCAGTTTCTGTAAATGTAAACTCGTCCATGTTCATGAACTCGTAATACTTTTCTAAAAACTTTTGAAGCTGGGCTCTGTCTTCTAGAATTTCAGATGGAATTAATTGGTCAAGGCGAATATCTTCTTTAGTATAACCTAAAGTACTTTTATCCTCTTGTAATTGTCCAGGTGAAAAACTTTTAATATGAGACATTATTTAATTCTCGAATTTGTATTATATGTTATTGCTCCAGATGAACCTGATACTGCGATAGTATCAATATCAATAGTTACTGCAATTTTTGTAGTATCAATTGCTAATATTTCATTTCTTTTGGGAGCGATATCTAATGAATTAGGTACAACTGTAAGTGTAATATTTGTAGAACCATTTGTATTAAATGAGTGTAATGTAATCTTTCCATTTGCTACATCAAGTTCTCCAGCATCATTTACTACTGTAATATTTTGACCATTTACTATTTTATAAACGATTATTTTTCTCTTATCACTGCCACTAATTGGTACATCACCAAAGAAATGATCTTCAGTAACATTGTCCGCAGTTTTAAATGCAGTACTTGATAAAATAAATTTAGTTGATTCACCACTTGAATAGAATGGTTCAGCAAATTGTAAAGTAAAATTATTTAAATTAGTTGTTGTATTTGCTGTAATTGTTTGGAACATTCTTGGTCTTACATTTGAACTTACAATTGAAGGGTCTGCTGAATCAATTGCTCTTAAAAATTCTGAATGCCTAAACACACCATCAAATTTATTAAGGTTATTAAAGTTATAATCAGCAATAGTATCACGTACAACTGATTCAATTTCAGCTGTTCCTCTATCAGTTAAGTTAGGATTAAATTTAATAAATACATCCAATTCTAAATTTGTAAACTCAGGGTCAACAATTTCAGGTGTAATTGATACAACATTCTTTCCTTTTAATATAGTACTTTTAATTTGTTCTTTTTCGTTTTCAGTTAATACAGAAGCTGTAATAGGTTTAACTGAAATATAAGCTTTACCATAATCAGGTGGATCGTTATCTTCACCACCCCAAGTTGATATAGAATCAATATTAGTAAAGTTATTTTTAATAATTGTTGAATAGTCGTCTGATGTTACAGCTCTATTTTGAGAAGCAAAAGATAATGGAGCGTTAAATCTAATAGATTCCATTGTTTCTTTTTCATCTCCACCAGCAGCATTTGTTGCTGTTGTTACTGTAATATTACTAAATCCTCCAATAGTATCATTCATTGTAAATACACTAGCACTATTTGCTTCTTTACCATCAGTGATTACGTAATCTAATGTTACTATATTATTATTGGAAGGTTTAAATCCTGAAATACCATCTCCAAAATATACTTCATAGTATTCAGATGAATTTTCTTGTAAGTAATAAACTTTAGTTGTGGAATCAATTCCTTTTAATGTTTCAAACTTAGTGTATATATCGAAAGAAGCTGATTCTTCATTCTCCTGTACGCGTACGCGTAGCGTGGACGTGTCTGCGTTCGCGTCTGATACTTGAAACTTTTGGTTTTCAATATCATTATCAACTCTATATTTTAATGTTCTCAATGAACCTTCAACGATTTCAACATCATTAAATGTATATTTGTTATTGACTACTTCAGGAGCTGTTTGAGTATTTAATACAACAAAATTATATTCTTCACCGGCTACTGTGGATTTTAATTTTGTTCCTCTTGGTAATGATAATGCGCCAGAAGCATTTAAACCTGTAACATCAACAACTAAATTAACTTTAGCTCTTGGAGAAAGAATTGATCTTGGTACATATCCAAGAAGTTTTGCTCTTGTTACAACATTACCTCTAATCTGAGCTGAGTCTAAAAAAGCTTCATTGAGAGAGTAATGAGCGTTCATAGCATTGTAATGAGTATTATAAGCTAACACATCAAGCAATACACTTAAGCCTGATCCATCGAAGTCATAATCGTTGAACTCATTTTGTTGCTTTAAAAAGTTTTTTAAATTAGTTTTGATTTGTTTAAAATCAAGTTCTGTTACGTTTAAGTTAGTAGCCATTTTATCTTAACCTTCTTAATACAATATTGACGTTATCCTCAGTATTGTTTTCTTTTATTCTAAAATTTACTTTAATTTTGTATGCGTTTCGATCGCTATGATCTTCAACAATAATATTTCTTATTGCCACCCTTGGCTCATATTTTCTTATTACATCTTTGATTGCGTCTTTAATAAGAATTCTTGTAATATTATTTGCTGGTTCAAATAACAATCCAGTAAGATTAGCTCCTAAGTCATCTTGAAAAGGTCTTTCGAAAAAATTAGTAACTAATAAATTTTTAATTGCATTCTTTACTGCAGCATCATCCTTCAAAGGTATAATATCCTTACGAATAGGATGAGTTTTTAAAGACAAGTCTAAATCTCTGTACTGTTTTTTCCTAGCAGTAACTTTACTTTTTACCAGATTACCTGATATTGATTTATCTGATTGTATTAAACTTGCCATATAACTATTTATACCTTATTTCTAGTCCGATGGAGGAGTTGTAGTCTCATTTCCTTCATCATCAAATGTTACAGTTGTACCACCTGCAAAAGGCTCTGATGTCATTACCTTAGCTGGTGTTGGTGAGCTAGCTCCACCGCTTCCAGGAACCTCTTTATGAACATGAGTTGCTAATGTTGGAGCATTTCCAGCATCAGTTGATACATCACCAGTTGAATGTGTGCTGCCATTAATTCTTAAATTACCATGAATCGTCGTATTACCTGTTATATCAACTGTAGTATTTGAAGCATTTACAAACACTGTTCCGTCTGCTGCAATATTAATTGTTGTACCTGATTTGTGTTCTATATTTATTCTTTCAGAACCAGAAGTATTATCTAATTCTATTTTATGTCCAGCTTCTG